AGAAAATAATATGATTATATATTTCATATCTTTCTACATCTTGGTGGTTTGGCATTTTACATTCACTATTTATAATATTGTTCATAATAAAACATATAATACAATTCATATATAAATATATTATATAATTTAATTTTATATAATATATTTATATATAATGTCAATCAGTCAAAGAGAAAGAGTATTATCACCAGAGCATATTTATTATGATGTTCAAATATATAATAAAAAGTCCAAAGCATTAGGACCAGGTCAACCAATAACATTTAATGAAACTAAAAATAGTCCAATTATTAAATATTCTTCTGATTATTATTTATCTATCATTAGATTTCAATGTGATACTGTAAATTTGCCATCATATGAAGTATTAAGTGATAATGGCTCTCAGCTTAAACAAGCTATAACCATGGAAAAATTTAATAGGACTACTGGTGGAAGTTTAGGAGTTGTAAGAATTGCATTATCATGGACTCCCGAAAATATTGATTCAAAGTTTGGAATAGATCCAGATTATTTATGGGGTTCATCTGTCCCATATTTAGTATCTAAAATTAATGATGCAATAAAAAGTGCTTTTTTAATTTTAGATGGTGTTGATAGGGATTATTTTATAGTAAAATATAATACAGAAACAAATAGATTAGAGGTTTATGGTTTACTTAATTATACTGTTGAAGATAATACTGTTCAAGGCATAGATAATGTTAAATATTGTCTTTTCTTTAATAGAGAATTACAGTCAATGTTTTCAGGAATGAATTATGAAAGAAAAACATTGGATTCAATAGGATTAGAACGATTTTATAGATTACGTTTTGATTATAGATATGATACTATAAAATTTAATGGTAATAAAGATTATATAACCAATATTCAAATGTATGAAACGAGTTCATCAATGAGTCCAGTATCGAGTATTTGTTTTACGACTAACACATTACCAGTCATTAGAAATGAATTATCGCCACCTATTATATATATAGAGGGCGTATTACAAAATACATCTGTGGGTAGTAATAATTATGTAAATTTAATTACTGATATTAGTGCTAATGACTCATTTTATAAACCTAATATATTATATAATCCAAGTGCTGAATATAGATTAATAGATTTAAACATGTCCCAACGTCCAATAAATAATATTGATTTTAATTGTTTATGGAAACATAAAGATGGGCGATTTTTTCAAATGTATTTATATAGTGGTGGTGCTGCATCTATTAAATTTATGTTTAAAAAGAAAGAAACAGAATTTATAGAAGCAACGGAAAATTTAATTTAAATTATATATATAATATTATATATATAATGGTTAAAACAAAAGATAATGTATATATAGAAATAGATCATAATTTAATATCATCTAAAATATCACAACCTTTAACAGATGAAGATATTGATGCATATTTAGGAACTAATAAACATGTTATTAAATATTCGGAATTAGAAAAATATAATAATGATATTGATAAATTATTACCTAAATTAATGTCATATAAAATATTATTATTAGAAACAGAAGAAAATAGCGGGCACTGGGTGTTATTAACTAAATATAAATATAAAGACAATATAACTATTGAATATTTTGATAGTTATGGTAATTCACCTCTTAAATTATTAAGATTTAATAATAGTATTATAAATAATATGTTAGGACAAAAAAATAAATTAATTACAGATCTCTTACAAGATGCAGAAAATAAAAAATATATGATAATATATAATAAAAAAAGATTTCAAAAAATAGATAGTAATATTAATACATGTGGTCGTCATATTATAGGCCGTTTAATTTCATTATTAAAATTATTATATAATCTAAATGAGTATCAAGATTATATAAGTGCAAACTGTAAAAAATTAAAATTAACCCCTGATGAGTTTATATGTGTTATAATATAAAAAATTCAAAATAGCAGAAGTCCACAACTAAAATAAATATAATATAATATAATCCTGGAGTTATGCTATTTTAAATATTATATAAATTTATAAATATATTGTATGGCATTATTTTTTCAAACAATGAAGAATATATATAATCTGTTTTATCAATGTTATTTTTTAATTTATCTAAATTCCGGATATGTTTTTTATCTATCATAAATTTATTTACTTTTTCTGTGTATTCTTCTACTATATTAATAAATGTTATATTGTTATTAATATCATATTTTTTAACTTTTGATTCATGATATTTATTTAATAACAATATATCAATATTATCTATGTAGTCTAATTTATAATAGTAATATGCTATTTTTTTAATTGTTTTTTGAATATAATTAATTCTTAAATGATAATTTGATAATATAGTGTTTAAACAGCTTATATATGTTTTTAAACTATCTATTTTTACTCGTTTATCAATATTTGGAAATAATACCATTGATTCTTTTATCTGTGTTAATAACATACTATCTTTATATTCTTCAGATTTATCAAGATCTGATTTTAATATCATTTTATTCATATCTTTAATGTCAAATCCTAAAACATATAATGAATTATTTATAATATTTATTCTTTCTTGTTTTTCTTGGTATTCTATTCCATCTGATTTTTTAATATACTTATTATCTAATAAACATGTTAATTTATAAATAGATGATGAAGAATATGTTTTTATTATATCTTCATCTATGTAATGTAATCCTAATGATTTTTTTATATAAAATTTTTCTAATTCATATTTGTCTTTTTCTGTAGCTATTGCTTTTAATACTTTTTTATCTTTTTCAATTGCTTCAATATTATTTATATCATTTGACTCAATAATTTTTTTATCTGATGATATTTTTTTCTTTAGTTCTTTTTGCTCATGTGTTAATTTATCCCTTTTATTTTCTGTTGTTTCTTTGCTAATAATAATGTCATGATGTTTATCTTCTAACATTCCGATAAATACGCACATAAAAAATGATCTATTGTTTAATTGTTCTAATTTATTATAAATATAATTGTTATTATATGCATTTGTTTTTGGTTGAAATACAATTTTATTGTTTTCATATCTTTCCTCTACATCAATCATTTTTATATCATAATTTAATATGATATCTTTTATATCATCATAATCATATAAATTTTTTTTACTGAATGAATTATATGATATATTTAAATTATATAATAGTATATTATTATCTTTGATATTTCGCGGTCTTGCCATCATTTGACAAAAATCGCGAGCACTACAGCTATTATATGATAATACACCATACATCTTATCAAATTCATAATCAGATATATCAACGCCGGCACTAATAGTAGGAGAATATATAAATACATCTACTTTATTTAATATTAAATATTTATTAATATCTTTTAATACTTTCTTTTTTAATTTATCTCCTGTTTTTAATACTATTTTTAATATTGTTTTATCTTTTGTTTTTTCACTTATAAATTCATTTAAATATTCGCAATATTGAGCAGACATGCACGGTATGACTAATTTTTTATTATCATTTAAATCTTTTATTATTTGATCTTCAAAATTGGATGAATAATTTGTAATAGTAAATTTATATTTAGTTTTTATATAATCATTTTGTATATTTAATCCTTCCCCCAATGATGATAAGAATGAATACCCCCTATCATTTAAATCACCATCAAGAGCAATAACTTTCCCACAATGTATAACCAATGATCTAAATAATTTAAATTTAAATAATGCTAAACCTTTCATCGTTTTTTCACTTGCAAATTGATTTAATATTGATTCAATTTCATCTAATATAATAATATCATATGTATTTAATATTGATTCAATATTATCAGAATATAACAACTTATTTATAGATTCTGGGCTGACTATAATCCGGTCCATCATATTTAAATTTTTTGATTCTCTGTAATCTTCAAAATGATTTATAATTATTGGTTTATCTTCACAATCATTATAAATAGGTATTATATCTTTGTTTAAATTATTAATAAGATCAGATGTTAAACTTTGACGATATGATATAATACATATTCTTTTATAATGTGGTATAATTTTATCTTTTATAAATGTTGTCTTACCAGTTCCATATGGTGATTTAAATGATAAGTATTTAATATTTTTTTTATTAATAAAATCATTGATATAAACATTTGATAATAAGGTATTATCATTTTTATCATAAATATATTTTTGATTGATATGATATATTTTATATCTATTTGTTAATTCATCTATTTTAATATTATTATCTTTATTATTGTTATAACTCGCATATAATAAACAATTATCATATTTTGCGATATTTTGTAATGTTTTAATATTATAACGTTTTTCTCTTAATGTTTCAGAATTCCATAATTTATAAATTAATGATTTATTATATTTAGTGCTTGTTCGACTAAATAGATCAAAATAATATAATCCATTAATACTATCAATACTATATAATATATTTCTCATATATAGCCATTGACTATATTCATCCCATCGTTTTTTATCAACACATTTTAACAATTTATATATTTCACTTTCATCATCTAAATCATATATATTATCTACATCTATATTATCATCAATTATTTTATGAGGTATTGTTATATTAGGTATATTGTCAAGATCTACATTATTTATATTTTTTTTATATTCTTTTAATATTGGTCGTAAATCATCAAAATTTAATATAGTAATATTATTATATAATTTTTTATTAAATAAAACTTTGTCATTTTTTATATATTCAAAAACTTTATCATTTAATATATCACCTTCAAAATTTTTAAAACATTTTACTTTATTTTTATTTTGATACGATATATCAATATTATCACATTTAAAATATATGTGTATACCTTTATTATTTCCTTGAGTCC